TGGATATAATGTGGTGCCAAAATTATGCTCTTCCATGTTATCATTATCATAGCCTCTTATAAACTTAAAGCCCATAGTAGCTAATAACATAATAACACTACTACCTATACCACCTAACCCAACGACTGTTACATCGTTGAGTTTTTCTTGTGGTATAAGGTCTTTGTTACGCAGATGCTTTTGATTCATCTTTGTCCTCTTTGCCTATTTCATTTATTACTATTGCTGGATTTAGATTCATTAGTTCAAGTTCTTCTTCTACTAACAACTGGTCAATTTCTCCTGCATTCATACTTTTATATAAACTTGATATATAAGCAGAATCAGGGTCATCGGCTGTCATAGAATCTTTTCTGTGTTTATCTATGATTTTTTCTTGCCCAGTTATAACGCTATCGTATTCATCATAAGCGTTAATACTAAAATTGTTAGTATAATAACTACCAAATTGACTAGGTCTACTCTGCATAGGAAAGAGGTTGCCTTGATTAAGACTGCCTCCTTTATCATACCAACTAGTAACAGTAGTTGTCTTTTTATCATCTTTGATTTTCTTAGCTATTCTAGCCCATTTATCTTGTTCTTTGCTTTTATTAGGCATTTGCATATTAATATTCTCAGAATTAGCTTCTACTAAATGCGTTTTGCCATATTGGTCTTGATAACTAATAGCAAATGCAAACTTTTCTTTTTTACTTGCTACAACTGTTGAACAATAAAAGTTTTCTATTGGAGCATTATCTTTTAAACAGTTTTTATCCGTTCCACTAAAGAACGCACCCATATTATGGTGAGAATGTATAATTCCCATCATACATTTTTCTGTTTCTGGATAATCTTTCCAAGTTTTCTGAAGTATTTTTGCAGTATCTTCAGCTTCTATTGTTGTTGCTGTACCATGTCCTAAATCAACGGGATGAAAATGAACAAGTGTAAAGCCTTTAGGAAATTTCTCTCCTTTTCTATAATGAGGCTTATACCATGCTGGCCCTGACCATTCTGTTGTTGGAAATTGTTTAAGAAAATAGTTCAGTTTGAGATATATTTCTAGAGGTATTGTTAAGTACATTGTTTAACTCCTTTATTTTGTTTGTTATGTTTATTTTATAGTGTGTAAATGCATTTTTTAGTATTATTGTCCAAGATTTCATTGTATAATCATGAAAATCATCTAGTTCTTTTGGAAAATCTGGTATTGCTACATATATCATATCTACCATTTTTTCTCTTTTTTCTTCTAAGTTGTTTTCATCATTACTTACAATTCCAGACATCATTGTTACTAATTCATTCATACTATATTCAGTGTTTTGTTCTGTTAAGAAACTAACTAGTTCATTATAGACATCACCTGTTAAACCTAAATTATGATATTTAAGCATTGAGACAAGAGCAAGTCTAATTGTATCTTTCATTTTAGGTGCTTTAAGATTTGTTGTTTCTCTTATTTCTTCTCTGTTAAGCATTATGTTTAAAAGATGTTTTTTATCACTATTACTAATATTTAAATCATTGTCTTCAACCATATTATTACAATAACGATTTAACTCTCTAACTAATTTTAACCCTAGTATTTCTTTCCAATGGTCTTTATAGTTATTAATCCATGTATGCCTAAAACCATCCATCTGTATACCTTCCCAATCAATATCGTAATGAATACTTTTTAACTCCATATTAGTATCTACAAAAGAACCTTGATTTTGCATTCTAGCTGATTTAGATATCGCACTGTAATTTTCCATTAACAAAGATGTATTATCATTATCAATTTTATATTCAGCCCATTTAATGTAAGATTCATACATTTGACTGGGTTTAATATTAGTAGATAATAATAAAAACATGTTTCCTTGTCTATAGCTTCCAACTCTTCTAGCATCGTCATCAAGCAAAACATTTTCTAAGTAATTAATAACACCTATAGCAGAATATCTTTCTAATACAGGTCTTAATTTATCACTGAGGTGTTCCATATTATTTAGTCTGTATATACTAGTTCCCATTGCATACTGCATTGCATTAATATCTCCATTTTTAATAGGAGAACTGTAAGAATGATGAATAAATTCTGTTAACCATAAATTTATTGTTTCTTGAGTATAAGGTTTAAGCCATTCTTTAAACTCTGTGTAAACAGACCATTCTTCTTCTGTCATGTCATATTTATAATGAACATATTCATCATAGTCACTCACATATTGTTTCAGTACATCATTAAACATTACGCTATGTAATTGGTCAGCATTATCAAACATTCTTACATCATTATTTTGATAATAAAGAAATATTTTATAATACATATCATAATTAAGGTTTTTATATTCACAAAAATCCATTAACCATTGTTCGCCATAAACAAATTCCATTTTAGAACTTATAGCTAACCAATCTTCTTTATAAGTGCCAAAATTATTTATTTTTAAACTATGTTTATCGTCAAAAGCATAAGGGTCTATACTATAAAATGTACTTCTACCATTATAATCATTTAGATAAGCTCTGATAGTTTCCATAAATGGGTAAACCAAGCCGTTACTATATGCTTCTGTTATTTGAGTAGCCCATCTACCATAACACGCACAAGCGTTACTATCTACATGAGGATGATAAGCTGACATAAATGAAAATTCACTATCAAATTCATAAGATTTTGAATCATCTTCGTTTATTGTATTGCTATAATAATCAAACTTTTGAAGATATCTAATATGCTGAGGTTCTAAGTCTCCAAATTGCTCTTTTTGTAATAAATTAAGTTTTACATATATAGGTGGCATATAAAAATATTTACGCAACCTTAGTCTTGCATTTCTTACAATATAAAAGAAACTTTTATGGTCATAATCATAAAACAATTCATAATCGTTTAAAAATGTTTCCCAAAAAGCTTTGTTTTCATTTAAATTAAAGAACCTGTTAAGCATTGTTGTTGTACTTTCTTTGGTAACAGATATTGGACATAATATTGTTGAATCAATATTTAATCTTTCGTATGTTATTTTCATGTTTAACTCCTTTTAAATTAGAAAAAAATTAAACCCCCCTAATTGCTTAGGGGGGTGTAACAGGTTATTTATTACCAGACTCTTGGCGAGCTTTCTGAAAAGATACAACCTGACCCTCTTTTAATCGAGTGTTTGGGGTTGCAGATTTACCACCAACGAAAATCGCTACTTGATTGTCATCAATGCCAAATCCTTCTTTTTCAGCAATCTCTGCTGGAGTAGATGCCTCTACAGTCTTTGGTACTCCACCTGTGTGATACGCCATGTATCTTATTACTACTGGATTGTTGTTAGCCATTACTAACCTCCTGTTTATTACGATTGATATAATTACCAACCTTGCTTGTTGTTACTTGTTTATCTGTCTTCACAATATCATATTTAATACTCTTAACTGCATCCTTTGCGACTAAATGCTTTTTAGATTTAGACAGGATAAACTCAGCTTCTTCGTGACTGTTGTAGATGCCGATAAGATTATTCTTATATGTATTGTCTCCTTTGTATTCCCCTTTTAGTATTTTACGATGAAAGGTAATACATTCAATTAAAGCGTAATTCATGCTTCTAAGTATAACTCGATTCTATCCTGAATCCAGTCATTATAAGCCTGTATTTCTGCTTTAGCACCATCAAGGTCTTCGTTTACCTTTTTGATAGCGTCTTTTGTTTCGTAACCTGCGTTTTCAAGTTGCTGTATTAATGTATCAATAGCTTCCTCTACTCTGCTCATGTTACCTCCTTTTTTACGGGTGTTATTTACTCTTATAGAGGTAATGCTCTTGCATTACTTAGAATAAATAAAAAATTAAATCTTAGGGAGCATAGAATAATCAAAACTATACTCCCTTTATAAAAGAGTGGATATAAACCTAAGGTTTCAATGTTTTACGCTTCACACGCATGTTCATCACGCCCTGATTTTATTTCAGTATCCACTCTATTGGTCTCGAGACCTATATAAAAAATATAAGAGATAGGTTAGTTGTTTTAATAATGAAACGCCAATCTCATAGTCATCTTTTTATTAAAATTGCACATAAAGACTAACAAACCACTTCTATCTCTTAATTACTCTGACTAAAGAATATAGCCCAAAGACGATTCTTTTTCATTGCTATAAACTTGCTCTTGGGTGTATTTGGATTATTTTTAACTAACCATATTATTAGCTCTTTTTTACCCCAAGGCGGTATACTATTCATTTATCTACTCATACTGCTTAATTTATCAAGATACTCGTTTCTTTCTTCTTTAATCAGAAACATTTCATTATTTACATCTTCAATTCGTCTGTACAATAATTTAATCTTAGTTTCACTATGTTCAAGCTCTTGTCTTAACATATTAAGTGTCCATAAAAGACAAAAGATTAGTATTACTGATACTAACATTGCTATTGGCATTAATGTATCAATCATTATTTACTCCCTTTGTGTTGTTAATTACTATGTAACCCTAGTAAAAAAATAAAAGCAAGGTCTCTTAGGTAGGTAGGTAGGAGATGGTATGCACTGATGTTATCTCCATTACTGTGCAACCTCCTGACTGCCTTACTTTTATTTATTTCAGGGGATAAAACCCTAAAACCCCCTCAATCCTCGTAAGGACTAAGGGGGCTGAAACCTCTAGAAACTAATCTTCTTTGGGAGAGGCTTATAGGTTGCAGATATCTGCTGACTCTCCTCGAAGTGAGTTTCTTCACTGGCTTTACGGTAATCAGAACCAGCGATAAACTTAAGGTTAGTTAACTGCTTACTAGCGTTAGTAATTCTTTCTGCAGTTAAAACAGCTGGTAACTCTTGGTCGTCACTGACCGTAAGCTTTAGAGCATTTGTAGCAATTCTCTGCTCATTCTCATCAAGCTTATAAACCCATTTACTTCCCTTGCGAGAACCAGCAAATGTATTGGTAATAGTTCCAGTTAAACTCATAATATACTCCTATATCATTAATGGTTATAGCAAGGAAAATCCGTTGCTGATAGCAAGTACGGGATTAAGCAGGTACCTCGAATGAACCCCACTTGGGTCTGCGGTAGCAGAGCTGGGGGAGGGAGGTGAGGAGAAACTTGTGAAGTGGTATGTCTACGAAAGTAGACTACACACGCCTACATGATAGGACTGGACAGTGAACAGCACAGAGCCAGCAATAGCGCAAAGCGTAAAGCGTCTAATAGCAGAGCTATTAGTTGTGCTACTTGCTAGGTGAGTGCGAGTAGTGAGCTACTTCACTGGACTGAACTATTATATAGGTCAAGTTTCAACGAGAATCACCCCCCATGGGGTGAATTTCGAGGGGGTACCTGCGAGTGTATATTGCACACTCACATTCTACTGTAAATTTTAGAAAACCTCCTTGTAGTTGCAAATACTTTTTGTAATTTCACCTATGGAAAAACTAGCAATATTGTTACTTTTAACACTATTAGGTACTAAATCAAATGAAAGTACTACTAAAAGCCCCTATATTACTGAGGTTAACCACTATGCTTATAATAGACTTATTGAAGTAAAGACTATTGACGGGCAAAGACACCTCTATAAGGACTTGGGTTTAGGTTCTAAATGGTGTTATGAGCATCAAATAACAGAAAAACTGGAAAAAAGGGTTGACAAGAAATAGTTCTTACTTTAAATTCTAACTACCTAAGGTACCTAAGTACAGTAACTTTATAAAGTTTGAATTAATAAAGGTTTTTAAAAGTAACTTAGCTTAGGTAACTAAGTAAGGTACCTAACAATAACAGGAGGAACTATGAAAGCGGGCAAAACTAAACCATCCAATAAAGATAGAGACTATGCACTGTCATTACATAGCAATGCTATCTCTTCATTACAAGCACAGGTTAGTGAATTGTATCAGCTTATAGCATCTTATATAGAATATAAAGGAGATACAGATGAACTCACTAATTACCTCACTGAGCTTGCTAAGAAAAAAGCTCAGAAACAGCAAACCCCTAAGATTGTTGACAGCAGTGGCAAACCTGTTGACTCTAAAGATAAAAGTTAACTATATTCGTACACAAGCTGAATTAATAAGGCTTAATTTAAAAATACAACAAGGAGTGGACTATGTATTCAGAGGACTTTAATGAAATCATCGAAGATGTCATTGAAAAAGAAGGAGGGTATGTAGATGACCCTGTAGACCCGGGAGGGGAAACAAAGTATGGTATATCTAAGAGAGCATTCCCAAAGGAAGATATTAAAAACCTTACTATAGATAAGGCAAAAGATATCTATTATAATAAGTATTGGAAACCTTCAAAGGCTTATCTTATACATCATGACCTACAACATATATATTTTGATATGTGCGTTAATTTTGGCATTATTGGTGCTGGTAAGGTTCTTCAAAGAGCTATTAATGGGAAATACAAAGCAGGATTGGAGCTTGATGGAAGAGTCGGCCCTAAGACGCTCAAAGCCCTTAAAAACTTGGAGCCAGATAGACTCAGAGCGTATAGGGTCTTAAAGTTCGCTACTATTGTAGTGTCTAAGCACAATCAAGAAAAATATTGGTACGGATGGTTTAAGAGAGCTTTAAATGTCTAAGGGTATAAATAAACTTATTATAAAAAAAGTCAAAGAAAGACTTGACTTAGGTAGAAAGAAATATGGGCAAGAAGTACCTCTTTATGATAAAAGAGATTACGAAGAAGAAACACTAGAAGAACTTTTAGATGGAATGGTTTACCTAACAGCAAGACTTATTGAATTGCAACGAGAAAAAAAAGAAAACCTATTCGGGAGGGATTATTAATGATTGAACTTAGTTTAACATTTGTATTAGTATTAGTTTGGATAAATTCTAAGTTATGGAAGCAACATTTAGACGATGTTCGAAATAACAATAAATCATAAATCGGGCGCAAAATCATACCCTATATACTCAGAGACAGAAGCTATAGAAAAAGGGATAGATTTTAAACATTGGAAAGAAGCAAAAGAAGGAACTTATTGCATATCAGATGACGGGTATATAGCAAAGGTACTAAAAAGAAAAAATTATGAATCCGATAGAAATGAAGCCACTCTTTATGTTAGAACACCATATGGCTATATTATGCACAATCCCAATTATAAAACACAAAAATTTTATGCTGAGGGCAGAAGTACTCCATGGACTCTCTCTGGTAAGCCCGCACTCGAAGTTAAGTCTAAATCACATAAATGGAAAAACCTCGCCCTCGCATATGTTTCTACAAACTTTGATGCAGATTTGGCTATTGACCTCGTTATGGGCCAAACAACTCCTCAGCAAAGGAGAAGATGGAAAAGAAACATCAGGACAGAGGAATTTAAAAGCGTGGTAAGAGAAGAGCTAGATATACTTTTAAAAGAAAGTGGCAAAGATAAAGAATATGTAATGGAGCTTTTAGAAGAAGCAATTACAATGGCTAAGAAAAAAGAAGATGTTAGCAATCTTATGAGGGCTACTGAAAAGCTTATGTCTTTACACGGAATGGATGATAAAGATACAATAAAGACTACTCGCCAAATAGAAGGTGTTAGTACAAAAAAACTTATTGCAGATGTACTTCAAGAGGAGCAAAAGATAAAGTTAACAGAAACAACAGAAAAGGACAATGGAGAACTACGAGGCTCAATACGAGAAACTTCAAGTACTAAAGAAATTCAGGAATAGTATAGGGCTTTTTGGAAAAGTTTGTTTCCCAACTGCATTAAATAAAGATATACCCCCTTTTCATAATGAACTATACCAACACCTTAGGGATGAGTCTCGAAATAGATTATTAATTGCGGCTCCTCGAGGAACAGCTAAGTCTACAACGGTATCTCTTATATACCCTCTTTGGAAGTGTGCTTTTAAATTAGATAGTGAAGACTTATTTATTGTTATTATTTCAGAAAGTCAAAGTCAAAGTATTAACTTCTTATCAAGGATAAAATATCATCTTACATATAGTAAAACATATAAAGAAAATTTTGGAGACATGGGCCCTAACACTGCTAGGCGTTGGACTAATAATGATATTATTCTTTCAAATGGTGCTCGTATTATTGCTGTTGGAACTGGGCAAAGGGTTAGGGGATTTATCGAGGGTGATACTAGACCTAACCTCATTATTATTGACGACTTTGAGTCAGAACTGAATGCATATACTCCAGAAGCTAGAGCTAAAAATAGAAAGTGGATAACAGAAGCTGTTATACCATCATTATCTGATGATGGTAGAATAGCTATGATTGGAACAGTTATTTCTGAAGACTGTTTCCTATGTTGGGCTAAAGAATCTCCTAGTTGGGATGTTCTTTGGTATAGTATCTGGAATGATGATGAGGTAAGTATATGGCCAGAAAGATTCCCTAAATCTCGTATATTGCAAATAAAAGATGAATTTGCTAGCGTAGGTAATCTTAATGGATTCTATCAGGAGTATATGAATATAGCTCAATCACCTGATGATGCTCCGTTTAAACCAGATTATATTAAAATTCATCACTACGATTATGAAATACGAGATGGACAGAATATACTTGTTAAAAAATTACCCGATGATAAAGAAAAAATAATACCAGTAGCTGTATATTCAGGAGTAGACCCTGCATCTTCATTATCAGCTAAAGCTGATTTTTTTGTTATAGTAACGCTTGGTATAGACCATGAAAATAATATTTACATAATAAACATAGTACGAACTAAATTAGACCCAGCAGAACAGCCTGATGCTATTATTAAGCAATATAAAAAATATAGACCCAAAAGGATGAAAATAGAAACAGTTGCTTATCAAGAGGCTTTAAGGTCTGCAGTAAGAAAACAAATGCAAGAACAGAATTTATATATACCGGGACTGGAGAAAGGCGTTAAACCCAGAAATAGAAAATCAGAGCGATTACTTTCACTAGTCCCGATACTTGCAAAAGGTCAATTATTTTTTAGGCCTCAAGATATAGAAGCACAAGCAGAATTTTTATCTTATCCCCGTGGTAAGCATGATGATGTTATGGATGCTGTGTGGACAGCATTAGATGGCTCAAGAGCTAGTAAAAGAAAAGAATACCAAGAGGTTGACACCTCTGATAGGTTAGGAAAAAAAGTACTTGACTGGCTAACTCTCTAACTAGTATATTTTATATAGGATAACTTATGGCTGAGAACTATAATAAGAAAAATAGCGTTGTTGACGCTACCCAAAAACTTTTTACCGACTATTCTAACAATAGAGAAAAGTGGGCTATTCAAGCTCAAGAAGACCGAGAGTTTCGTTTAGGTCAACAATGGACTAAAGAACAAGCTCGAGTACTTAGAGAGCGTGGACAAGCTCCTATTGTTGTAAATAGAATACATCCCGCAGTAGAAATGGCAAAAGCCCTATTAACTGCTAACAGACCTCAATTTAGAGTATCACCACGAGAAGATAGTGATAATAAAATAGCTCAATTATTTAATGCTTTAATAGCTTATATGTGGGATATATCAGACGGGATTAGTGTACTTCGTAATGTAGTAGATGATTACTATACCTGTGGAATGGGCGTAATGATGGTATATCAAGACCCAATGCGTGATAATGCAAAGGGAGATGTAGTCATTAAAGACATAGACCCATTAGATTTATATATAGACCCTAATTCAAGAGATAGATTTGGAGATGATGCAGAAAATATGATTGTGTCTAGAATGTTTACTCGAGACCAAGCTAGAAAAATGTATCCTCAGTATGAAACAAAAATTAAAAATGCTAATTCAGATAGGCTTTCAGATAGGCCTGAAACTGGTAGAGAGCATGATGGTAAAGCTATATTTCCAGAAGATGTAGAAACTCTTACTGATTCTGCATTAGGAGAGTCGGATGAATATGTAAGAGGATATGAAAGATACTATAAAGAAATGGTTAGTAGATTTCGTGTACATGAAACATTTACTGGCGTTGAGCATGTTTTTGATGATGAAGAATATAAAGAATATCAAAATAGACAAGCTTATATTATAGAAGGTAGACCCATTGTAAGAGAAGATGTTGCTAGGATGACAATGGAAAGACTTCAGCAGTCTTATCAAATGATGGTTGAACAAGCTGAGCAACAAGGCCTAGACCCTAGTCAACTACCAGAACCACCTTCATTAGAAGTAACAACAATGGCTCAGTTTATTGATGAGGGTTTAATAAAAGTAGTAGAAATTCAAGCATGCAGAGTTTGTCAAGTTGTTGTAATAGGTGACCAACTTCTTTACAAAAGAGTACTGCCGACTGATAAGTACCCCATAGTGCCTTTTATGAATATACACACAAGAACACCTTATCCTCTTTCTGATGTTAGAATGTGTAAGGATATGCAGGAGTATATTAATAAAACTAGGTCACTTATTATAGCTCATGCTACTACTAGTACAAATGTAAAAATTTTAGTCCCAGCAGGCTCTGTTGATATGAGAGAGTTTGAACAAAAGTGGTCACAACCCGGTGTTGCTATAGAAGTAGACTTTGACCAAGGAGCGCCTCAACCAGTGCAACCACTTCCATTACCAAATGAATTATATCAAAACGAACAAACTGCTAAATCAGATATTGACCATCAACTTGGTCTTTATGAGTTAATGATGGGTAATTCTCAAGCCGCTCCTCATACTTATAAAGCCACTGTATCTATTGATGACTTCGGTCAAAGAAAGATAAAATCAAAGTTAATGGACATAGAAGCTGGTCTGAGTAGGGTATGTCAAGTTGCAATCCCACTTATGCAACAACTGTACCAAGAAGAAAAAGTTATCCGTCTGGTGCAACCTAACAATATGACCAGCGAATATTTGATTAATAAAAGATTCTACGATGATTTTACACAAACAATACAAAAATACAATGACATAGGAATTGGTAACTATGATGTTGTAGTTGTAACAGGAACAACGCTTCCAACAAATAGATATGCGCAACTAGAATTATATATGGATGCGTATCGTAATGGATTAATAGATAAAGAGGAAGTATTGAAGAAAACAGAAATATTTGATGTCGAAGGAGTTCTAGAAAGAACAGATACAATCGAACAACTCACGAGACAATTACAACAAGCTCAAGAACAGATTAAAGGATTATCCGGAGATATGCAGAGTAGAGATAGAGAAAATGTTAATCTAAAACAAAGAGTTGAAGTTGAAAAATTTAAGGCAGGTCTTGATAAGATATCTAACCGGGCTCAGTCCGCAGGTACTTTGTATGAGAAACGCCTTGATGACGCTACTAGTGAAATGGCTTCTGAAGTCAGGAGGACTAAAAAAGAAGTTGGCAAAAACCAAGATACCCCTATTCCTAGTTAGGGCTCTTAATTGAGGAAAATGACATGGCTCAAGAAAATCAACAAGGTCAAGTAACAGAAGAGAATTTGGTGGATTCTGTTGTTGGCATAGAAAATAGTGTAGATAGTGTATTTACTCCGGGTTTTGGAAGTGAACCAGAAGAAACAGTAGCTCCAGTTGAGCAATCTGTAGAAACTAGTTCTGAACAAACTCCAGAAGTAGGTTATGAAACTACATCAGATAACGGAGAAGTTCGATATCAGTATTGGCAGTCTGAAGCAGATAAAGCCAAGAATGAGAATGAACAGTTAAAGAAAACTGTAGAAATTCTACAGCAGACTATTCAAAATCCTACGACTAATCAGCCTGAAGAAGTATCTTCAGAACCTGAAATCGAACCGTTTCGTGATGCACCGCAGAAACCAGTAAAACCAGCAGGCTTTAATAGAGCAGAAGCTATTGATGACCCTAATAGTGCTAGTGCGCAGTATTTAGATACTATGGACAACTACAGGGATGAGATGGATTCTTATAACGCTGATAAATTAGATTATGAGGCTAATTTATTACAGATAGAAAGAGATGCGTTAGCCGAAGAACAAAAAAGGCAAACAGAAGCTTTTGATGCTGAAAAGCGTAATCAAGAACAAGTGAATACTATTTCACAACAGATAAAGAGTCAATACAATGCTAATGATGAAGAGGTCAATGACTTTATAAAAAAAATGAGCGACCCTGAATCATTAAATATTGAAAACCTATGGCGTTTATACCAAATGGACAAAGGTAAAGTACCTGAGCAACCCGTTGCACAGCCTTCTCCCCAGTTCAACCAAGTTCAGAGAGCACAATCAGTTCCGGCACCTATGGGAGTCCAGAGTAGCGCTAACATGCAACAAACTGGAAAGAGTGCCAGCGATTTAATTATGGATGACCTGATTAGTGATTATGAATCAAAAAATCCTTGGAAATAGGATATAACATAAAACGGAGTTAAAAATGGCTGACAAATACAGTATATCTACTGGTGGCAGTATGCAGTCGTCTACTATTAATGATAGCAGACGGATGTTTAACTTTGGAGAAAGAGTTGCAGAACTCGCTCCAGAGCAAAGTCCATTCTTTACATACCTCTCGAAAGTTGCAAAGAAGCCTACCGATGACCCAGTGTTCAAATTCTTAGAACAGCGTCATCAGTGGCAACGCAGGAACTTTCAAGTAAAGACGGAAGAAATCTCTCCAACCGGATATAGTTCTAATGCAGATTGGGATTTAGCGGCTGGAGGTAGTGAGGTATTAGAAGTTGAATGTCTATATGATAAGTATGGGCGTGAGGTGTCAACAGCAGTTGCACCAAACTTCTTATTACAAGACCAGTTAATAAAAGTAGAAGTAAAGTACGCATCTAATGGTTCAAGTTATGCGACTGCTAAATATCACGCTACTTTTAAAATTGCAGGAGCGCCTGTAGTTAGTGCTTCTAAAGCTCAACTAGCGCTTACTTTCATTGACTTATCTTTACCCGGAACTGGAGCACAAACTCCAGCTTCTAGTAGTAAGATAAAAATGGAAGTTGGAGCTAAAGCTCAAGTAGTTGGTAGTGCTTTTGCAGAAGGTGGAACTGACCCAGAGGGTTGGAAAGACGAAATGTACGATAGAGAAGGGTATGCGCAGATTTTTAAAACTGCAATTCCTATGTTCTCTGGTACAGCAATGGCTACTCGTTACAGAGGTAAGGCAGATGAATACAAGAGAGTATGGCAATCTAAGCTAATGGAACATAAGATGGACATCGAGCATGCAATGCTTTTTGGTGTTGGTTCTGATGATTCAACAGCTAGTGGGCCTGTAAGACGCTCTTGGGGTATTTTACCTTACACTGAAAGATATGGAAAGATTAAACCCTTTACATATGCTAGCTCAAGTTATGATGACTTTCTAACTTCAATGGAAGATATTTTCGCTCCTGAAACAGGAAACAGCGGAAATAAGCTTGTACTTGCTTCTAGAAAAGTAATCTCTTGGTTTAATAAACTAGGTGGTGATTCATTCTTGGGTAACACAGTAGCACTTGGTCATACAGCATCTACTTCTGGTGGTTCTAATGGCTATGGTCTGGATGTACAGAATATAAAAGGTGCCTTTGGGCACAATGTATCTGTGGTTAATACAATCTATGGTAACTTAAACTTAGTTGCAGAGCCTTTACTTAGAGGAATGCACGAAGATTATGCTATTATGATTGACCTTGCAAATGTGGCTTATCGCCCATTAGCAGGTAATGGTGTTAATCGTGATACTCATATTATTACGAATGTACAGAATAATAATGTAGACGGAAGAAAAGATATCGTTATGACCGAAGCTGGTCTAGAAATCTCTTTGCCTGAGACACATACTATTCTTAAGTTCTCTTAATAATAACAACCAATTCAGGGCCCCTTAACAGGGGCCTTGGATAACTAAGGATTTAAAATGGCTAAAAAAGAAATAAAGAAAAAAGTAAAAAAAATAGTTGAAATTAAAGAAGTACCTAAGGTTGAAAAACCTGTTGTAACTAGGGGTGTTTATACTCAAAGGGGTAAGTAATGGCAATATTTGGTGGTGGTAATAGAATGAATGCTTATGGTGAACCATTAGTAGACAGCACTCTTGGTGAAGCTTTAGGTGGTATGTTAGGCAGAGGAGCAACGGCTATTGGTAAGGGTGTAAAAGATAGGCTTTATGATGATGAAGGTCTTATAAAAGCTAACCCTGAAGGCCCCGGAGGTTTTATAATGGGAGAAAAAGCAGGAATAGATAAACCCTATTTAGGAGAGCAAAAAGGTATTGACCCATCAACTATGCAAGCACTTGGTAAAATAAGATTTGGAAAAGAACGAGGAGTTGACCAATCTACTAAAGATTTTATAGGTGGGCTAGGAAGTAGATTGAGGAGTATGTTTGGTGGTAAGCCAGAATCTGACGCTTTTACAGAAGCGGGTGGTGGCACTTATAATACTGAAATACCTACAGAGGAAAGTAGTAATACCTATAATCCTCAAGAAGCAATGAGTATGTTAAAAAAGGGTATGAATATACAAGATGTGTCTCAAGAAAACTTAGGTTCTTTACAACAACTTATGAAAGACGAAGGTTATTATGAAGGTGAGGTAGACTCAATATTAGGCCCAAAAACATCAAATGCTTTTAATAGTTTAATGAAAGATAGGGGTCTTTTAGATGAATATCAAAACGAGGATTCTGTTTTTACAACTCCATCTTCTAGGGTATCATCATATGGTGTTCAAGGTTAAATGAGTTTTACTACACAAATAGGACAGTTAACAGGTGATGCTAGTACTAATGATGCTACTACTATAGCTCAAGCATTAGAAAATGCTCAAATAGATACTATACAAAAAGTATCTCAATTACAACCTGAGATGCTTCACTTAATGTCTTCTGAGGTTGAGAGTAATTCTAATACAGACAGTGATAATAACTTAGTAAATAATATAGTATTAAATGTAACCAGAGTAGACAGTACAACAGGATATTTAGTAAGCAAAACAGGAGCTGTTGCTTTAGTAGATGGAAGTTCTACAAGTACTGATGCGTATAATGCTCAATCAGTTACAGTATCTATGATAATAAAATTCTTAGATAGGGATACTGATTGTCCAATATTTACATCTAATAATCTAACTGTTGGCGGGGCTGGTACTAATGGTTATAGAATTAGAAAAAATGCAAAAAACAATATTTATTTTGAATATGGAAAAGTAGCGGAAGGTTCATCATACAGCCATCATGAGAGCACTTATAAAAGAATAATTTCTGATTATACAATAGAGCCAAATGTTTGGTATAATATTATTGTAAAATCTAATGGTTCTACTACAGATATATTTATTAATGGAGTTAAAACAAATTTAATAACAACAGGTACTTTTAGTGTATCAAATTTTTACTATCACGATTCAAATTCTAGGGCTCATATTGGATACCATATAGATTTAGTTAGTGGGGCTGGTTCTTCTCCGACTGAATACTCAGGTAATTTTCATTTAAAAAACTTCGGTATTTACAATACCTTATTAGACAATTCTAATATTTACGCTATATACAACAATGCCAATTATATAGATTTACTTAATAATTATAAAGACTATACTTCTTCTAATGATTTAGTTCTTTACTATGATTTTACAAAAAATACATTAGCTGATTTAAAAGGAAATCAAAGCAACCTTGCTTTAACAAATACTACCGTTGAAAGCAATAAGTTTGACGCTTCTTTAGTGGATAAAAAATTTATAACTCAAGTTCAAGATTTAAATAGTGTTTACTACGCAGATTCTAAATCGCCAGTATATTCTATTGAAAATGGAAAAGTTCAAATTTACCCCGCTCCAAGTACTACAGAATTAGCTTATATAACAAAAGTAGTCCCGGGTACGATTGATGACTCTGCTGAAACTATAACTAATATGCCAAGATTATTTCATACTCAAATAATAAAAATTGCATCTTATTATGTTTTATTAAAAAAGATTGGAGATTTAAAAACTACAATGGTTAGTGAGTATAATGATGCTATAAACAAAGCAAAAGATTTAATAGACAATGATGCTACACTTACCGGTAGTGCTAAAGATGCTGAATATTGGTTAGGAGAAGAAGACCCTGAAATGCTTAGTGGGACTCTTAATACAGCTGGACAAGAAATACAAAGAGCTTCTGCTGTAGCAAATAAATTTAGTTCTGATTTACAAATGATGCAAAATCAATTAGCTATTATAAAACAATTAGTAGATGAAGGTTGGGCTAGTATATTTAACCCCAATACTGATAAAAATATATCTAGAATAGGAGCTAAATAATGATATTAAAAGAGATGGTTGAATTAGTACAGCAACATCATCCTCAAATGAATGCTCAAGAGATTATAAAAATGATTAATAGAGCTCAGGATGAGTACACTACTAGAACAAGAATACTAGAATCATCAAAAGAAATAACTGTAGTTGCAGACCAAAGAAGATATTCTTTAAGTGTAGATGGTGACAAAGATGAAATAATGGAAATTAAAGATGTTGATTTAAATGGAGAAACTATAAGTAGGTTTACAGGTAGAGCTGTTAAAAGGGATATGACTTAATGAGCACAATGATTAAACAATGGGTATGGTGGGTTGAAGATAATAATATTTTACTTGGTTATTATGATGAATCAAAAGTAGATAAGGAAAAAATATCTTCACCCGATTCTTCAATAGCTGGTCAATTACTTACTTTATTTTACAATAAAAAAGCGAAGCATTTTAATATACCTTCTATGGATAGAAATTGGGATAAGCAAGAATCTGATATACCTCAACAATACCAAGATGCATTAGTAAATAAAGCTATTGCACTTGGTTATGAAAGGAATATAGAAACCTTACAACTTGCTCAATATTTTAATGGTAAGTTTGAAGATGATGTTAAAAATGGAAGAAAGCATGCTTATCGTGGTAGATTAGGTACATTTAGGTCTATAAATAGTATTGACTTTTAATATAATTTTAGTAAATTAAACCAAGATATGCCCATGAGAATTGTCAAGCTCGGTAAGGCATAGAACAGGAGTTAACAAGATGGCAATAAATAAATATAATGTAGTAGAAAGCGGTAATGTATCATTGGGTCAAGTAGGCTCTTTGTTAGAAACAAGTAGCGGTGCTGTAACAGGTAAAAAAATACTTGCTATACAATTTTTAGAAGATACTGTATTTACATCTCTTACCCCAGAATCAGGAACTAATCAATATATAGGAAGCACTAATAATGGTGGTGATAGCGTAGCTAGCGTTACATTTCCTCAAGGAATTACTGTATTTGGTCGTTGGTCTGGGTTTCAGTTATCAAGCGGTAAAGTAGTAGCTTACTTAGGTTAGCATGGCTTTAGGATTAGGCTCATCGCTAATTAGGGGTGGTGCATCCCTCTTAACAT